CTCAAACGTTTAAAGATTTTACTTCTTACAACTTTCCTATGGAAATAGTGAGTAGATGGACGGGTAATACTGAACTAGATCCTAATGCACGAGTTATCATTGCTAATATGGGCATATTACAAAGTAAGAACTCAGATATTAGCTGGTTTAGTAAAGTAGGCTTATTGGTTGTAGATGAATGTTTAAGAAAAAATACTACTTTAATTACACCTTCTGGCTACAAGTATATACAAGATATAAAAATAAACGACTTAGTAATGTCATATAATATTGAGACCGGTTGTAATGAATTTCAAAAAGTACTAAACGTTTGGCGTAATTTGTACAAAAGCAATGCTTATGATCATTTTTTAGAAATTACAACAGACGACGGCAACACTATACAGGTTACACCTAATCACAAGATTTACACCAAGAAAGGTATGATTAGAGCAGATGCATTATCTATTAATGATGAAATAATTTGCATTAAACCTTCGTTTTTTATGTCTCTCTGGTATAAATATAACTATGCAAAAACAAATCTTTATACATACGTGCAAAATATGTGGTCAAAAGGAAAAATATATGTTAAGGCATTTATTACATATGCATAATATTACAAATCTTGAAGATTATTACAAAAAATACTATACATTTGATAATAAATGTGTAAGGTGCTCGCAACCAACCAAGTTTTCGGGCACTTTAGAAAAGGGATATAGAAAATACTGCTGTAATAAATGTCAAGCAAAACATAATGCCGAAAAAAATATCGGTACACATCATTCTGAAGAGACTAAAATAAAAATAAGTGAAAAAAGAATAACTTATCTTACAACTAAAAAAGGTAGAAAAGACTTGCATAATTTGTCTATTAATCGTAGAGGGTTAAATAACCCGGTGCATAGACAGACTGCAGAGACTAAAAAAGCGTCTAAACTGAAACAGTCTAATACTATGAAAGAAAAAATAAAAAACGGCAGTTTTACACCACCTATCACGAATTCTTGGGCTAATTCAAAAACTAAATTATACATTGAAGGTAAAAAATACTGGTTTAGGTCTACTTGGGAAGCTGTGTTTTTTATGCTTAACCCCCATCTGTTATATGAAAAAACAAGAATACAGTATACAGACTCTAATAATAATAACAAAATATATATAGTTGATTTTACAGACAATAAGAAAAAAATATTATATGAAGTTAAACCGGCTGCAACTGTAAACAATATAAACAATATATATAAGCAGCGAGCTGCACTTAATTGGTGCAAACAGAATAACTACAAATATGTAATTGTTAGTAATAGTTATTTTATAAAAAATGCTAAAAAAATAAATTATAATAATATTGATCCTAAAATTAAAAAAGGTATGTTGCAGTTTTTATGAAAATTCTAAACATAAAAAAAATACCTCGTCAAAATGAAGACGTATTCAATATAGAAGTAGAGCATAACAACAACTATTATGCTAACGGTATACTTGTAAGTAATTGCCACAAACTTCGTCGTGGTAATAAAGTATGTAAACTTATAGATAAAATACCTACATTAAGACGTATTGGTTTTACGGGTACATTACCAGAAAACAATATCGACACCTGGAATATTAATAATTTTATTGGCCCGGTTATATTTAAAAAGACTACTACAGAGTTAAGAGAGGCAGCAGGCGGAGAGTACATTGCTAATGCACAATGCTTAGCTATTAAACTCAATTATGACTTTAAGCCAGATTACACTGCAGTATCTTCTGCTCAAAGGTATTTACTTGAGCTTGACTACATACATAATAGTAAGTTTAGAAACAAAGTAATTAGACAGTTAGCTTATAACTTTAAAAATAACTGTCTTATTCTTATAGATCATATAGCTCACGGTGATAATCTTTATAATGAGCTATCCACTTTAACAGATAAGCAAGTTTATTTTATACAAGGTAGTGTAGAAGTTGAAGAACGCCGTAGAGTACAGGAAATTATGGAACAACATAATAATGTTGTATGTATTGCCATTAGTAAGATCTTTTCTACTGGCATTTCTATAAAAAACATACATTATATAGTGTTTGCTGCAGGCGGTAAATCAAAAATTAAAACTCTACAGTCTATTGGTCGTGGATTACGTGTTCACGAAAACAAAGACATATTGACATTGGTTGATATTGTCGATGATTTAATTTATGGTATTAAGCACTACGACAAACGAAAAGAATTTTATGACCTTGAAAAAATCAAAATTACCGAAAAAACAATTACAGAATCAGCCTCCTGATACTTCTACTGTAAAAATTACTAGAGTTAAATCTTCTGGTAGACCTAAAAAGCCGTTAAGCGAAGCAGCTAAAGCTAAAAAGGTTTATTATGTAAGCCCTGCTGAATTTACAGCTGAGCTTAGAAAGTATTATGAAACTGATGTAATGAGCGATAACCTCGCGGTAATGATACGCAATATTGCTTATGGCTTGGCTCACGCTTCAAACTTTATTAATTATACATTTAAAGAAGAAGCTATTGGTGACTCTCTTATTAATATGTTTAATGCATTAAAAGATAAGAAGTATAACTTCGATAAAGGCTTTAACCCATTTTCATATTTTAATTCTATTGCTTTTAATTGCTGGCGTTCTCGTATTAAGAAAGAAAAACGTATGAGAGATACTTTAGCAGCATATCAAGAAGAAGTATATAGTGTCATTGGACCTAATGTAGGTGTAGATGACCCAGTAAATCCAAACAATAAAAATGCAGATTAAAAACTTAGAAGTAGGAATATTTTCAGACCCTCATTATGGTGTACATCGTAACAGCGAAATTTGGCATAAAATTGCTTTAGATCACGCAAAATGGGCTGCTGAACAATTTAAACAACGCGGTATACAAGATATAATAATTCCCGGTGACATTTTTCACGATCGTAACGACATTGCTGTTAATACTCTTCACGTGGTTACTGACATTTTTGATGTACTACGTGATTTTAATATCATTATTACCGTGGGTAATCACGATGCTTATTACCGTGATAATTCTACTGTTAATTCCGTATCCATTCTTCGTGGCTGGAGTAATATTACTGTTGTTGATAGCCTTGTTGTCGAGACGCTCCAAGGAAAGAAAATAGCTTTTTGTCCTTGGGGACAAGATATTAACGAGGTACCTAAATGTGACTTAATTGTGGGTCATTTTGAGATTAATAGTTTCAAAATGAATACATACAAGGTGTGTACTAATGGTCTTAAAGCCTCTGATTTAACAGAGCGCGCTCCTTTAACTATTACAGGTCATTTTCATCATAGAGAAGAACGTAAATACGAAAACGGTACTATCTTATATGTAGGTTCTCCGTATCAAGAGGATTGGGGTGATTTCGGTACCACTAAAGGTTTATATATATTAGATCTCAATGATTTAAGTTATAAATTTATAGAAAATGATATATCTCCAAGATATATGAAACTTAGATACACCGAGTTAACCACAGGGGTATATACACCCGACACTCTTAAAGCTGCAATTAAAGGTAATATAGTTAAATTTTATGTTGATCAGGTTTTAGAACCTGCAACTCTAGAAACTATAGTGCGCAAATTAGTATCTATAAAGCCTGTAGAATTTACTATCGAACACGATGTCACTGAGCAGAGCAAAATTAATATTGAAGAAGCTGCTAATAAAGAATTTAATATTAGTGTAGAGAAATCTATTGATGAATTTATAGACTTAATGGAAGTTAAGAACAAGTTAGATATAAAGAAGTACATTAGTGATTTATATGAAAGAGCCTGTAAATTATAACAATGAAAGTTGCAATACACGCAAATGTAATTGACGGAAGAGGCTTAGGCAAGACTCCGTTTGATTATGGCTTAGGATTAAAAAATATATACGGTCACGAAGTATGTTTTTTAACATCTAAACTAAGCAAAAATGACGGTGCCCCTCGTGTTGAAAAGCATTTTCCGGTACATTATTATGAAGGTAATATTGACCTTACACCTAAAAATGTAATTAAGAGTCAAATAGAAAAAATAGTAAATGATGAAAAGATAGAATTTATGCATTTGCTTAAAGCAGGAGAAAATGATAACATTACCCCTGATAATTGCAAAACCGGTATACATTGTGTGTTTAATATGTGTGAACAACACGGAAATGTGTATGCAGCTGTATCTCAAAACTTAGCTAACAAATATAATAGCGATTTATATGTACCACATATTATAAAAAGAATACCTGTCACTAAAGATCTACGTAAAGAGCTTAACATACCTAAAGATGCTTTAGTCATAGGCCGTCACGGTGGTATAAGTACATTTGACTTAGCTTTTGTTAAAGAGGCTGTAAAAGAAATTGTTAATAAACGTAAAGATGTTTACTTTTTGTTTCTTTCTACAGAAGTGTTCTATAGCCACGAACGTGTTATATATTTTCCTTGGGTATCCCAGGAAGCTGGTATATTTAATTTCATTAATGCTTGTGATATTATGCTACACGCTCGTCAAATGGGAGAAACATTTGGTTTATCTGTAGCTGAATTTGCAATTTCTAATAAACCAGTTATGACCTGGTCTGGTATGTGGCAGGGATCAAAACAAACCGTATATGATACAGCTCATATAGATCACCTTAAAGGCAAAGCTATAATTTATAATGATGGTGTTGATTTATTAGACACAGTAATGAATTTAGATACAAACTATCTTAGAAATAATAATTGGGATACTATTTCTAGTGAGTTTAATGAAACTAAAGTAATGGAACAATATAACAAAGTATTTTTACAATGAAAATTGGTGTAGGTGTAATTACCTGTAATAGAAACGATTATTTAAAAGCTCTAATTGCTACACTTCCTATGGACGTTGTAGATGAGTTAGTAGTTGTAAATGATGGTAAGGCTGAAAATAAATTAGAAGTACCGGGTACCTGGTTACAAAATGAAGTTAACCTAGGTGTGGGTAAATCTAAAAATAAAGCAATGAAGTATCTGTATGATGTTGATTGTGATTATATTTTTATAATAGAAGATGATATGCTTATTAAAGACAAAAATGTATTTATGAAATATATTGAAGCATATCAAGAATCTGGTATACAGCATTTTAATTATGGACCGGGCTCTCCATTTAACCGTAAACAAAAAATACAGTTTGATCTACACAACAGACATTTATTGGATCAAAAAAGTCCTGTCAATCCTAAACTCATTGTAGAATATCCTGGTAGTGTAAAAATTGCTTTATATGAACATACCGTGGCAATGTTTTCATTTTTTACTAGAGAAGTACTAGAAAAAGTTGGTTATATTGATGAACAGTTCTATAACGCTTGGGAACACGTAGATCATACGTATCGTATTGCATTAGCAGGTTATCATCCACCTTTTTGGTGGTTCGCTGACATAGCTGATAGCGAAAAATATCTTGAAGAAGCACCAGGTGCTATTGATAATTCATCTATTGCTAATAAAACAGAACAATGGCAAAAAAACGTATATGGTGGTAGAGAGCTTTATTTAAAAAAGCACGGACATTACCCTAATGAACCTAAAAATTATTCTCAAGAACAGGTTTTACAGATACTTAAACAAATTAAAAATAAGAAATGAAAATTGCTATACTAGTACCAACACGCGAAAGGCTTAATAAAAAGCTTACTTTACTCAATTCTATACTTTGTACTGCTAACGATATTAATAACGTTACTGTTTATTTTGGTGTAGACTTAGATGACCCTAAAAGAGAGACTATATTAAGAATGGCGAAAGCTTTTACATTTCTTAAAATAGTAGATATACCTGCTCAACCTAATGTAAGTGTTAATATTAATAAAATCTGGAATCAATTAGCTGCAGTAGCCACGGAAGAAGTCTTCGGCTATATTGGAGATGATATGGTTTTTAGAACAAACAATTGGGATGTAGAAATATTAAAAGAGTTTTCTGATGAAAAATTACCTAAAGACAAAATTAAATGCGTACATTGCGACGACGGTTTCCACAAACACGCTATATGTATTAATGCTTTTATGCACCGAGCTTATTATGATACGATCGGTTATTTTGTAAGAGATGAATTTTTAGTTAACTGGTCTGATCAATGGATGTTTCAGATTTATAAGTCGTTAGATAGATTAACTTATCGTGGGGACATATACATTGAACACGAGCAATGGATGGTTAAGCAAATTAAACAAAAAATAAGCCTTCAACCTGATTCTGTTACTCAAAGAATGTTGGATAGAGATAATAGCGATAATAAAGCACGTTCTGATGGTTTTTGGGATATACTCGGACCGGAAAGAGACAAAGAAGTAGCATTTTGGGAGAAAAAGCTTAATATTAAAGCTAACTACGCTGTTGTAGAAAATAGCTTCAGAAAAAAATGACCACCACTCTATTCAGTTTCGGTAACTGGAACTACTACCCTACCTTAGACAGACTTAAAGAATCTGCTCAGGATAAGGTAGATAGGATTATTATCTTTAAAGAATCAGATATAGATACAGATTTCTATGTTAAGCATCAACAACACTTTAAAGATAAGAGAGGTTTCGGTTATTGGATATGGAAGTCCTATTTTATTAATAAATTACTTGAAACAGCATCTAATAATGATGTTTTTATGTATGTAGATGCGGGCAATCTCTTAACTAGAAATATAAAAGTTTTATTTGAAATATGTGCTAAAGATGATAAAGGTATTATACTATTTAACAATAGAGATGGTACTGATGATGGTAGTATATGGAAAAATGCACAATGGACAAAATCTGATTGTTTCAATTTATTAGGTTTAAATACAGCTGAATATATTGACGGCGATCAAGTTAATGCTTCTTATATAGTTTTCCGTAAAACCGGATTTAGTGTTAAATTTTTTAAACAGTTTGCAGAACTTTGCTCGAATTATAGTATTATCTCTGATGCTCCCAATATAACTAATAATTTTAACACAGCTTTTAGAGATCATAGACACGATCAATCTATACTTTCTTTATTGAGCATAAGATATAAAATTACAATTCATAGAGATCCCTCACAATGGGGTAATAAAGCTATTACACCTACTGATCCTTACGGTCAGTTGTTCGAACATCATAGAAGAAGATATTACATTGGATGAAAATATTAATTATACAAGAATACAGTAGACACCCAGAAAACGTTCTTTATAGAGAATGTTTATGCTTTCAACGTGCATTTAAAAGCATTGGTTGGGAAGCTGATGCTTGGGGGTTAGGACATACTAACTACGAACAAACACCTGACTTTAATAGTTATAATGTAATATTAAACTGTGAAAACTATGGAGATTATTGGTTGCCCGATCTCAATCAATACAAAAAACCTTATAAAATACTCTATGCAGTTGACCCGCATTGTAGAGGTATTCAACCATATGAACAGATAGTAAAACTGCAAGGTTATAATTTTTTATTTGTAGCTGTAAGAAGCCATTCAAGCGGAGACAATAAAGCTTGGTTACCACCGGCTGTAGATGAAGAACTCTTTATTAATAAAAACATTAAGAGAGATATACCAATCGGTTTTGTAGGTAATTATGTAAACCGTAAAGAACTCTTAGATTTTATGACAACCAATTTTAACCTTAAACAATATATAAAGGTTTTCGGTGATGATATGGTTGGTTTACTCAATAGATTCAGCATTAGTTTTAATAAAAATATTGCTGATGATACTAATTATCGTAGTTTTGAGTCAATAGCTTGCGGTGCAATGCTTATGTCTGATAATAACCCTGCATATAAAGATCTTGGATTTATATCTGGAGAAAATTGCTTATTATATAGCAGTACAAAAGATATAACTGAATTCGTAGAAAATGCTTTTACCAATCCAGCTTTCGTAAAGAGTGTTGCAGAACGTGGGTATAATTTATCAAAAAAGCATACATATAAGAAGCGTGCTGAAAGTATAGCTAAATTTCTTGCTACCAAGATTTAAGTAGAGTTTTTACAATTATAATATATTATACGTAATTAATGCAGTACGTATTCTTTAAGTATGTAAAAATCACTAATTTCCTGTCTGTAGGTAAAAGACCGGTTGTTGTAGATTTTAAGCCTGGACTAAATATCATTACAGGTAAAAATTATGATAAAGCTGATAGAGCGAATGGCGTTGGAAAGTCCACTATTGCTGACGCAGTGCATTTTGCTTTGTACGGTAGCACTATACGCGATCTTAAAAAAGAAAACATAGTTAATAACATATACCCTGAAGATGTATGTGAGGTTACGCTAGAATTTACTGTAGAAGTAAATCATAAAAAAACTGATTACAAGATTGTACGTACGTTAAACCCTACGAAGTGTTTTTTATATATTAACGGAGAAGATAAAACTCGCTCAGGTGTACCTCAAACCACAGAGTTTATTACTGACATTATAGATACCTCACCGGAAGTGTTTCAGAATAGTGTGGTAATGACCATAAACAATACGATACCGTTTATGGCTCAAAAGAAAATAGAAAAGCGTAAATTTATTGAAGGTATTCTTGATTTAGAAGTATTTAGCAATATGTTAAGTATTGCGCGTTTTGACTTTAATGAAACTAAGCGTTTACTAGATATAGAGCACACTAAAGCTGATGAAACTGAGCGTAACTTGCAGGATAGTGTTAAGCAAAAGGAAATGTATGAAGAAGGTAAGAAGAAAAGACTTGACACGCTTTTAACTCGTCAGCGTAACAATGAACAAGAACTTGCACTGTTAAACGAAAAACTGAATAAGCTTGATGCTGTTGATACAGCTGCTGAAAAACAACTACAGGATAATTTATCTGCATTAAAAGCGGCTGAAAATGTATGTGACAGAAAGATAGCTGCAGTTAATAAGCTTATTACTGAAGCTGAGACACATATCAAACTTAATAATGATCGTATTAAGAAACTTAAAAAGGTAGACAGCAAATGCCCTCATTGTGGTAAAGATTTAGCTGAAGCTACTAACATACAATACGAAAAGGATAAAGCTGAATGTCAAACTGAAGTACAAAAATTTACTGAAGTTATTAGTACACAGAAACCACTTTTAGTAGAATCTCAAGGACAATTAGATAAAGTTGAAAAAGGTATTACTGCAATACAAAAGAAGATAAACGATTTTAATATACGCAGAAAAGAAGTAGAGAACATTAATAATCGTGTTAAACAGTTAAATGAATGGCAAAACTCTCTTGTAGTTGACATTAACCATTTACATAGAGATTCTAACAACTTTCAAGACGCTATTGATACCATTCAAGCGCGTCAGGTAGAAATAAAAAATAACATCCTAACTTATCAAAATAAGATTGATATAATTGAGTCTGCTAAGTTTATTACTTCTGAAGAAGGTGTAAAGTCATTTATTGTTAAGAAAATACTAGAAGTACTTAACCTTAGACTTGCTTACTATCTTAAAAAACTTGAAAGTAATAGTATGGTTAGATTCAATGAATTCTTTGAAGAAACTATTACAAACGAACGTGGTGTAGAGTGTAGTTACTTTAACTTTTCAGGTGCTGAACGTAAAGCTATCGATCTTGCAATGATTTTTACGTTTCAAGATATCCGTAGAGCACAAGCTAATGTATGGTTAAATCTATCAGTATTTGATGAATTACTAGACTCATCACTAGACGAGAAGGGTATTGAATTGGTATTGGATATAATACGGGAGAGAGTTGAAAAATACCAAGAAGCAATATATATTATATCACATCGTAAAGAAAGTATGAAATATTGCACAAGTGGAGAAATAGTATACCTCGAAAAGAAAAACGGCATAACTGTACGATCAACAACTTTTAATAATGAATAATCCTCACGTTTTTGGAGCACCCGAATTACCAATTGGAGCACCTGCATTTGGAATGCCTGTTGCTCAATCTGAATCAGTAGTAGAAGCACCATCTCCTACACCTGGTGCACCAGCAAATATGGCAATGAGCTTTGCTGCTGATCACGGCGGTTGTGGATTCTGGAGAATGCATTGGCCTGAAGCGTTAATTAATTCTTCCGGTAGAGGGGTTGTTACTAACTCTACAATGATGCTTTTAGACCCGCGTTATTATGCTAATGTAAGATCTGTAAAGATACAACGTCAGGTTACTGAACCACAATTACAGTTTGCTAAGTTTTTAAGACATACTTCTGATAACGGTAATAAGTTTAAGTTGTATTACGAAATTGACGACGTTATTTTTCCTGAAGATATTCCACTCTATAATAAATCTCGCGCAGCTTTTGTTGATCCAGTTATTGCTAAAACAGCTGTAGAGATAATTAAACAATGTGATGCTATTACTTGTCCAACCAAGTTTATGGCAGATTATTATTCTGCAAGAACAGGAGTACCTGCAATAGTGGTACCAAATTATTTACCTAAGTTCTGGATAGACCGTTTTTATAGTAAGAAAAAAATAACAGATAATTATGATAATAACAAAAAACGCCCACGTATTGGATATGTAGGTAGTCCGACTCATTTAAATGTAGATAGAATTGCTGGAGTATTAGATGATATTGGACCGTTTGTACCGTACATACGTAAAACTGTAAAACAATACAAATGGGTATTTATGGGCGGTGTACCTTATGAGTTAATAGATCTAGTACAAAGTGGAGATATTGAATATGCACCTTGGAAGTCTCTATACGAATACAGTTATGCATTTGATGCACTCAATTTAAATGTAGCAATAGCACCTTTACAGAATAACAAGTTTAATCTTGCAAAAGCCCCTATCAAGTATCTAGAAGCAGGTGCATTAGGTGTACCTTGTGTATGTCAAGATAGTGCGCCTTATAATACCGATCCAGTTGCACCATTACGTTTCAATGAACCGGAAGAAGCAATGGAACTCATTAAAAAGCTTTGCACAAATCGTCAATTTTATTTAAATGAGTCTGACACTGCTCGTAAAGTTGCAACCAAGTACTGGTTAGAAGATCATATTGACGAGCATATGAAAGTTTACTTTCCTTCTTGATTAGTTAGTAAAATGGTACATAATATGTTTTGTGTATCGTAACGTATATTATAACTCTCGCGAATCTACTGCTCATCTCTTTACCTGGGATGCTAACGGTAAACGTGTAGTCAAGAAAGAAATCTATAGTCCTTACTTTTATGTAGAGACTAACCAAGATAATCACGATGCTATCTCTATCTTTAACACTAAGTTAAAGAAAAAGATCTTTAAGAACTCTTTTGAACGCAATAAGTCTGCACAAGATGGCGCTATCAAGCGCTTATATCATAACATTCAAGTAGAGCAGCAGTTTCTTATTGAGAAGTATAAAGATGACTACGAAAAGCCTGAGTTTTCTGCTAACCCGTTAAAGGTTTGTTTTCTTGATATTGAAGTTTACTCTCCAGATGAGTTTCCAGAAGCTAAGGATGCTAAACACCCTATTAATCTTATAACGATATATGATAATCTATCTGAAACGTTTTATACCTGGGGTTGTAAACCTTATACCCCTTCTCGTAAAAACGTTGTATACACAGAGTGTAGTGGTGAAGTAGATTTACTTAATAAGTTCTTAGAGTTTTGGGAAAACGATTACTACCCAGACATTTTATCTGGGTGGAACACAGACTTTTTCGACTTTCCTTATACTATTAACCGTATCAATAACTTATTAGGTGAAAACGCTGCTAAACGTTTATCTCCGTTAAAAAGTCTTTGGTGCCGTAAAGGTATCTTCGTTAAAGGGCAAGAATTAGATCGTTGGTACATTCACGGTGTATCAGCAATGGACTATCTTGAAGTGTATAAAGGCTTTGCTCGTGGTTTATTAGAATCATACGCACTAAACTTTGTAGCTCAGCACGAATTAGGTGAAGGTAAACTAGCTATTAACGCTACTAATTTAGCTTCTCTATCAGAAAACGATTGGAACAACTTTGTAGACTATAATATTCAAGACGTTGACCTGTTAGTACGAATGGAAAAGAAACTACAGTTCTTTAAGATTATTCGTATGTTAGCATACAAAGGTTTGACTAGCTTTGAAGCTGCTTTAGGTAAGGTATCTATTGTAACCGGTTGTGTCGCTTTAGAAGCATATAAACACGGTATGGTTATACCCACATTCGTTTCAGGCCCTACTAGAGATGAAATTGAAGGTGGTTATGTAAGAGATCCAGAACGCGGTTTAAAAACTGCTATTGTTAGTTATGACGCTAACTCTCTATACCCTAATACAATTATTACTCTTAATATATCTCCTGAAACTAAAGTAGGTAAGATTATTAAAAAGACAGAAGATGATGTAACTCTGTTGTTAACTAGTGGTAAAGATTATACTTTAACTAACGATAAGTTTGCTAAGTTTGCTGATCTAGAAAAACTAGCTATATCTAAAGCAGGTGTTTTATATACGCAAAAGAAAAAAGGTGTGGTACCTTCTTTAATTGACGGTCTTTATAGTGAACGTGTAAGAAACAAGAACCAATACATAGAATACAAGAAACAACTAAGTAATTTAACCCCAGATACTGATGAGTACAAAACGTGTAAGTTTAATATGGAACGAGCTGACACCATACAGCACGTCATTAAGATTCTTCTTAATTCTATTTACGGTGTTTTTGCTAACAAGTTTAGTCCTATTTGCGATAGTGATCACGCCGGTAGTATTACTCTTACTGGGCAGTCTGTGGTTAAGCAGGCAGGTATCATTCTTGATACATATGCTAAAGAAAAATACAATGTTGACGTTTCTCTTAATATATATGGTGATACTGACAGCACTCACGTTACTATTCAACCAATTGTTGATAAGCTTAAGATAAACCTATTTGCTAACGGTAAAGTAACACCAGAAGGTATTGATTTAATTGACAAAGAAATCGGTACATACTTAAATAGTGAGATCAAGAAGTGGTCTGCTTCTGAGTTCAAGTCTGTTGACCCTCGCTATTTCTTTAAACGTGAATCGATTTGTGACGTAGGTGTTTATTTACAAAAGAAACGCTATATTATTCACGTATTGAACGATGAAGGTGCAAATGTTAACAAGTTTAAGTATGTCGGGGTTGAAATCGCTAGATCTACAACGCCAAAGAAAGCAAAAGAACTGATTAAGAAGGTTATTGAGAATTCTTTGTTAGGTCAGGATCAAATAAAGGCAAATAGTCTTTATAAAGAGGTTTACGATTCGTTTAAAATTTTGAATGTAGATGAAATTGCTATTCGTGGTGGTCTCAGTGACTTAGAGAAGTATGAAGTTAAAGCAGATGGTTTTAAGATTGGTACCGGTACACCAAATCACGTTAAGGGTGCTTTGTGGTACAACTATTTGTTAAAGCATTTAAAACTAGAAACAAAGTATGAACGGATTACTTCCGGTGGTAAAGTAAAAAAGATTTATATTGCACCAAACAAGTATAACATTGATACTCTTTGCTACCCTTACAACTTTCCACCAGAATTTAACGATTTTCAAGTAGATTATATTGAAATGTTCAATACAATAATTAAACCGCCTATATTAGCTGTATATGAAGCTATTGGCTGGCGGTTACCAGATTTAACTAACGAAGTAACAACAGACCTATTTGAAATGTTCTCTTAATATGATTAAAATATCTCACGAATCGCCTTTGAGTATGCTTGAAATATCCCGTACGTATAACTGTTACGACTACGCTTTAACGCATTTGTTCGAAGAAATACCAAGTTATTACAAGTTCTTTGAAGATAGTGTAGCGATGGGTAGACACGTTTTATTAGATTGCTCAACATTCGAACTCGGCGAAGCTTTTGATCCTAAACGCTATGCTCACTGGATACAAAAACTCAATCCTACTGAATACATTATACCAGATGTATTAGAAGACTGTCAAGGCACTATTGATTCAGCTAAGAAATGTCTATGGCACGATTGGGACTTTGTTAGTAGTGCTAAAACCATTGGTGTTGTACAAG